GGCGCTGACGAGGCGTGGGCGGTCGCGTGGTCTCGTTTCGAGCAGGCATACGAAGTCAGTGACGGCGCGTGGGTCAAGCGACCGGACGAAGCCGACACGCAGGAAGCAGTGAGTGACATCCCCCCATTCGACCGCAAGCCCCACCACGTTCTGCTGAGGACACAGGAAGCGGGCGCTACCACCATCGGCGACGCCCTCGGCGACAACGACCACCGTATTGAGATCATCGCATACGGTCTCACTGCCGACGCGAAGCGTTACTACCCCGAGGCCGCGCTACAGACGGCGGTCGCAGAGGGGCTGTTTGACGACGCGAAAATGTGCATCAATCACGAGCCCGTCAAGGCGCAAGCGACGCGCGGCCACCGTGACTTGACCGGGTGGGGCGCGACCGTGAAAGCGGGCAGCGTGAAGTGGAACGGGCGCGCAGTCACCGCCGTTGCCCACGCGCACACCCCCGAAGCACAAGCCATTCTGGATGACCCCATTGCGAAGAAAGCCGTGGGGTTGTCGGCGGACCTTGGGATTGCCTACTATCCCGGACGCATTGACGGGAACACCGTCGAGGTTGTTGACAGGTTGACTGATTGTTATTCGGTTGACTTGGTTCCAGCGGGTAACGCGCACGGACGAGTCTTAGAGGCCGCATCACAGACGGAGAGGATGATCGACGTGGAGATGGACAAGCTGACCGGAGACGAACTCGCGAAGGTGCGGCCCGACCTTGTTGAGGCTATCGAGGCGCGCATTCAGGAGGCTGCGAAGGCACAGGCCGCAAAGGACAGCGAGGCCGCAGTCGCAGAGTACAAGCGGACGCAGGAAGCCGAGGCCGCGAAGGAGCAGGCTGACGCGGACGCTGCTGCGAAGGCAGCCGCTGACCCGGACGGCTCGGCGCTCGATGCGCGAGTGCAGGAGGCCGTTGACGCGAAGACCGCCGCGCAGGACGCGATCATCGCGGAGATGAAGGCCGACAACGCGAAGCGCGACACTGCTGAGGTAGTGACGCGGCTCGTGCAGGAAGCCGAGGGTCTGGCGGACGCCTCGCGGACCCGCATCATCGCGGGCTTCGCTGGACAGGCGATCCCCGCTGCCGACCTCCCCGCTCGCGTGCAGGAGGCCGTCGAAGGCGCGAAGGAGCACGAGATGGCGCTGCTGAAGGAAATCGGCGGCGGCACGAGGGTAACTGGCGCAGGCGCGACGGTGCCCACGGTCACGAAGGAGACGCAGGAGGCGTATGAGGCGAACCTGTCGCAGCGCCTCAAGGACGCCGGCCATTCCACCGACGAGATTGAGAAGCTCATGGGCGCACGGTAACGAAGCCGCGAGGTGGCGAAGCCGCAACGTCCACAACGCAAATCAAGTTAGGGCATAGGAGGTTCTAATCATGCCCGCGACCTATGTAGAGACCAATGACAAGTCGGAGTTTTTCAGCGAAGGTGGAGGCCAGCATTTCACACTGGTTACTGCCGACACGACCGTGGCAGCCGCGACCAGCGGCGACCTCGTGATTTACGGGGCCATGATCGGCATCGCGCTCAATGACTACAACCACGACGCAGGCTCCATCGTCCTCGACCTCACCGGCGGACACACCATCGAGGTCCACGCGGTCGACAACAGCGGAAACAGCGCCGTGAATATCGGCGACTGGCTGTACTGGGACGAGGCTGGCGGCGAGGTCAACAAGGACGCAACGAACGGCGTTGCCCTCGGCACTGCTATGGAGGCACTCGCCACCGGCACGACCGACGACATCGGCGTCAAGTTCTGGCCGTCGCCGGACGCGTGAACCAACTGACCTAACGCGCACAGATCGCGAGTAGCGTAGTAGAGGAAGGAGACCTGTAAATAATGCCTATCGACATGATGGGAATTGACGCAAGCGAGAAGAACCTCGCGGGTGATGGCTTCGTATCGCTGACCCGCGTAGCACAAGCAGGCCGTCGGCAGGAGACGCAGACGACCAGCGACTTCACCTACATGGCCGACCTGACCGACCGTGGCGTCATGGTGGGCTATCTGGACGACTCGATCCCCACCACGTTCGGGGCTATCGGTTACCGTCGCGACACGAAGGACCTTGTTCGTGGCGTGTCGGGCAGCCAGACCGGACGTGGGCGCGACTACCAGCTCAACGCGGCGCGGACGATCCCAGCGGTTGACGAGAAGGGCGAGTATCTGCCCATCGACCCGACCGAGACTTACTACAACTTCGCCACGCGCAAGTATGGCTGTCAGTGGGACGTGTCCTTCGAGGCATGGCTCGCTGACGGTCGCGACCTGAACATCCTCGGCGATTACCCGACGACGTGGGGCCTGTCGGCGAGGTATACGGAGGAGTTCGTGTTCACTTCGGCTTACGCCGGCGACACGACATTCTTCACCGCTGGCCGCGGCAACTACGGCACCGCTGCTCTCGACGAGGACAGCCTCGACGCCGGTATCGCGGCCCTTCGCGGTATCGCTGACCCGGCTGGCAACGTCGGACACTACGCCGGGCCTATCACGCTCGTGGTGCCCCCGGTACTCGAAGGCGAGGCACGGCGGCTGCTGAACTCCGCCGTCGTCGTCTCCGGCGCTGGTGGCGCACGCCCGGCCCTGAACATGGTGGCTGGACAGGCGAACCTTGAGGTCGGGCACTTCCTGCCCTCCATCGACACCGTTGCCGGGACTACCGCGTGGTATCTGTTCGCGGACCCGCGCATTCGCCCCGCAGTGCGATACGGTTACCTCGACGGCTTCACTGAGCCCGAGGTCTACGTCAAAGCCGCAGAAGCGCAGCGGCTGGCCGGCGGCGAGAACCCCTTCGACGGCACGTTCCTGACTGACGACATCGCATTCAAGCTCCGGTTCTTCTTCGGCGCTGACCAGGCGGACTACCGTGGCGCATACATGAGCGACGGCACGACCTAAGCCGCGCTCACACGACTGACAGATGGCCGCCGGGGAAGCGCGTGACTTTCATCGCGGGTTGCGCGCTTCCTCAAAAGCCAGAGAGGTGCGAAATGCCTGTCTTCACTTACGATCTGACGACCGCCATCGGCAAGGTGCGAATGCTGGTCGCCGATACGGATTACGCCTCGCACGATTTCAACGACGACGAGGTGCAGGCGGCGTTGACGCAGGAAGGCGACAGCCTCAAGCGGGCGGCGGCGCTGCTGCTGCTGGTGCTTGCGTCGAACAGGTCGCGTCTGACCGTGAGCGTGAAGCGTGGCGCGGTGAGCGAAGACTTGACGAAGCTGGCGGCGGACTTGCGGGCGCAGGCGGCGGCGCTGGTGGATTCGGCGGCGTCGGATGAAGACGTGCCGCTGTCGGCGATCATCAGCCCGAGTTACGAGACCTTCAGCTACGACTGGAACCTCGACAATGACCGGGATGACGTGGTAGACGAAGCGCCGTAAGGCGCGAGAGAGAAGGCGCAGTATCATGGCGGCGCGCAGGGCAAGTGTAGTTCGCAGAGGAGCGCAGAACGGCAGTGGCGCGGGCCGTGGAGTTACCGGCGGGCGTCGGGCGAACCGTAACACCAGCAGGTGCCCGAGTGGAGGCCCCGGTGGTGGCGCGGGCGGCGGGCGTGGCGGCGGCAGGAACCGCAGGTAGCCGACGCGAGAGGACTTGGCTATGAGACAGGAGACGCTCGGCAGTCTGCTCGGCGACCTCTACGATAATGACTTCACGCACCGCGTCCGCGTGGAGACGCTGGAGACCGGCGACGTTGACGCGCCCGACTGGGAGACGGCGCTGGTGAGCATGGACTTGCAGGTGCAGCAGACCTCCGCGCAGGAGCGCATCGCGAAGGCCGACGACTACACCCTGCGCTTGACGCACACGGGCTTCTGTGACGCGACGGACGAACTTGTCATCGGGTGCAGGCTCGTGGAGACATACCAGCTTGACGAGGAAGGCCACTGGCAAGCGGTGGCGGACGCGGACGCGGAGAAGTGGCTGGTGCTGGGCAAGGAAAAGATACGCGGGTTGCCGGAACCGTGGGACCAGGTGCAGCTTGACTTGAACCAGATGACGCCGACGAGGTAGAGGAGGCGTGGCTATGCCGGGCGGAATTGGCTTCGGGATACAGATAGCCGGGAACGCTTTCGCCGTCCTCGACAAGGCGGCGAAGAAGGCCCACGCGGGCATCATGGGCGTGGTGAAGAAGTCAGCAACGCGGGTGCAGCGCGGGGCTAAGATCAACGTCAAGGAGAAACTCAATACGACGGGCAAAAGCACGGGCGCATTGGGGCGAAGCATCGGCGTGAAGAACCGTCCTGCTGACCTCGCGTCAGACATCGGCCCCGCAGTCATCTACGGACGCATTCACGAACTCGGCGGGGTCATCAAGCCAGTGAAAGCGCAGCGGCTCGTCTTCGAGATTGGCGGGCAGGTGCGGACGGCGATGCAGGTGACCATCCCCAAGCGCCCATACCTGCAACCGGCGCTTGACACCGCGAAGCCCAAGATTGAGCGCGAGTTCCGGGCGCTCGTCGGCGACCTTCTGGAGGAGTAGCACTGTGGCATACGTGACGGCGAAGGAACTCATCGACGCTTACCTCACGGCCCTCCGCGCGTGGGCAGTGGAGCCGCTGGCCTCGTGCGTGTTCCGCCGGGGGCCGCAGCGAACCATCAGTATGTCTGCGGCGCAGGACACTATCGGGATCGTGGCGTTCCAGGGGCTCGACGAGGAAAGCGCCGGCAGCGGCAACAAGTGGTGGACGAACCCGCGTATTGCAGTGCTGCTCATGGTGAAAGACGACGAGGAGGACCCGGACGCTTCTGAGGACACGCGGCTCGACCTCATTGAGCAGTTCGGGCAGTTCCAAAACCAGATGACAGTGCGGACGCTCGACGGCGCGAAGGTGGGGCATATCACCGCCTGCACCTTCGGCATCGGCGAGTACTTCGAGAACACAACGCAGGTGTTTCGCTACGCGGAGATCGTGGTTACCTACAAGACACTGAGGAGTTGAGAGGCATGGCATTGACAGGACCGGACGTAGCGATCCTCGGCATGGCAGACAGGTGGGCTTACCAGAAGGGCGCGGCTGTCTACGCGGGCACCGGCGGCACCGACAACTGGACGCGCGTGGACGCCAGCGCCGACGAGACCTTTGAGAACCGCGTCAAGGGCCAGAACCTCACGGACCTGGACACGGCGATGGGCATTATGCCCTTCGGCGAATATCAGGACCTCGGCGTGGTGCTGGCAAGTCTCAGCACTTATGGGAACACCGACCTCGGGCTGGGAGGCTTCAACGGTTACCTCAACACGCGGAAGTTCCGCCTGTCACTGCGGGCCGCGCAGATATGGCAGGAGAAATACGCGACGGGGTTCCTGAGCATCGCGAACATCGGCAGCTTGGCGGACGGTGGCGCGTCGGCACCGGGCCTTACGCTCGGCTCGATGATCGGCGACGGTGGCGGCACCGGAAGCTTCACCGCCGGGACTGACATGAGTGAGACCACGAACGGGCCTTCGCCGATACTGGCGCGTGTCACGAAGAAGGGCCTCGCTGACTGGGCAATGACCGTGACGGTGAAGCAGGCGACGGGCGTTACCCCCGTGAGTGAAGACGTAGTGATAACGGTCGGCGCGAGTGTAGCGGTCGGCACCACCTACATCGTCGGCGAGACCGCGCAGGACGAGAACAACGCCGCAGGCCAGAAGGCCGTCAAGGTCGCGGCGACTGACCAGTTCGCGTCGGGCCAGACTGTGCTTCTCAGTCAGTGGACGGGCGATATTCCGGACCGCGTGTGGGTCTCGCAGGAGATCGGCACGATAGACACAATCCAGAATAACGTCAGTATCACGATGGAGGACAACCTCCTGCACAGCTACACGACTGCGGGTGGGCGCACCTTCGCCTACCCGTGCTACATCGGCGTCAGTGACGTTGACGACGCGACCGGCGCAGATGGGACGAACCTCGACGCGGTGACCTTCTATCCCGCGCCCGACCGCGCACTCAAGCTGTAGTGTAGAAGGAGCGTGAAGAAGCATGGCTCAGGCAGAAGTATCAGGGATATTCCAGTATCTGAAATACGGCACGGGCGCAAGCGCGGACACCGCCACCGGGATCATCGACGGCGGCGATATGAACATCAATCCCGACACGCGCAGGCGTGTGGGTATCGGTGGCACTGAGGTTCGGCGCGGCGGGCTTCTCGTGCCCGGCGGCTCGGCGAGCATGTATGTCACCGGGACGAACCAGGCGCTCAATGCGCTGGCGCTTCGCGCCACTTACCCGCGAGGCGCGCTCACGGAGTTGGAGTTCGAGGGTGGCGCGGACGAGTGGGAAATCAAATACCACGACTGCGTTATCACTGACGCCTCGTGGGACTACGCGCAGGGTGAGGGCTTCAAGTCCACGCTGTCTTGGGGCAGCAAGGACCTCCCCGACGAGGGCACGACCGGCGGGACGCAGGACGCAGAGGGCGCGTTGACCTTCGAGGACTATGAGTTCGTCATCACCTTTGAGGGCGTGGAATACGGCGTCAGTGCGGCGTCCCTATCGCTCACGAACAACGTGACATTCAAGGGCGCGGCAGATACGAAGGTCGCGACGGAGAAGCGCCTCCCCACTCACTACATCTACGGCATCGAGGAACTGACGCTGGGTATCACCACTGACATCCCTATGCCGAGCGCGACGGTCGGGCTGTATGATGACGTTATGCCGGAGGACCTGGACGTGGTGCTTATCGGCAGCAACGGCACCAACACTCTGACGCTGACCCTCTCCGACCTCATCGCCGCAGACCCGCTCACATTCGGGTTCGTGGACTCGAACTCGCCGGTCGCGTGGAGTTACGGCTTCATGGGCACGGCGGCGACGGGCTCGCTGACCTGGGGCTGGGCGTAGACAGTAGCCGCGAGACCGCACTTCACCAAAGCCGCGAAGGAGAGTTACATGGCTTACAGACCTATACTGACGGTGGACGTGGAACACGAGGACGCGATATTCACATTCAAGTCGCCGGACGCCGCGATGGCGAAGGTCGTCTCTATCTCGCAGCGGTGTCTGGCGGAGGGTATGAGCGCGGCGGACATTGACGCGCGCCCGCCCGCTGACCTGCTGGAAGCTTACGCGAAGGTCTTCGTTGACGGCGTGATTTCGTGGACTGGCGTAGAGGGCGAGGACTCCTTCATCGCCTGCAACGGTGGCACGAAGCGAGCAATCCCGTTCACTGACAAGGTTGCGGTAGCGAACCTCTACATAGCGCGGCTCGGAGAGTTGCAGGCGGCAAAAACAGCACCCGTCGAAGCGGCTACGAGTACTACGCCGCCCGAGGCCCCGGCGGGCGACTCGAAGAGGAATACGGACGGGCCTGCGAGCGCGACGCCGCCAGAAGCAGCGGAGCCGGTGACGGCGGAGGAGTAGTCATCCCGCCGGAAGCACAACTCGCGCACCTATGCGACGTGACGGGCCTGCCGCCAAGCGAACTGATGGCTTTGGACGGAGAAGACCTGATGATGTTGGAGGCTTGGCAGGAAGGCCGCCACCTCGCAGAATGGGCCGCCGCTACTCGGCAGGCCCGCACCGCGACTCGCCCGCGCCCCGATACACCCCCTGATGGACGCCCGCAGAGAGGAGGTTTCTATAGCTAATGGCTATGAGTACGAAGGTCACGATCACCGCCGTTGACCACCTCACGCGCCCGCTCAAAGGCATGGGCAACGCGCTCAATTCGCTGAAGGCGAACGCGGCGATAGCAGGCCCGGCGATGGCCGCTGTCGGCGTCGCAGTGCTTGCGGTGGCAACTAAGTCAGTGCAGGCGGCGATGGTGCAGGAGGAGGCGATAGACAGGCTTACCAAGATTTACGGGGAGGGCACGGAGGCATTGCTGGAGTTCGCGTCGGCGATGCAGAAGCAGACGCAGTTCGGCGACGAGCTAATCATCAATACGATGGCTATCGGCGCAACCTACAAGAACCTCAAGCCCGTCATGCAGGAGGCGACGAAGACCGCCCTGAACATGGCGCAGGCTTACGGGATGGACGTGGTGCAGGCGATGCACCTGCTGGGCAAGGCGTCCGCTGGCCAGGTGGGGCAGTTGTCGCGCTACGGTATCATCGTGGACAAGGCGAAGGTCAAGGCCGAGGGCATGACCGCCGTCTTTGAGGCGATCACCAAAGAGACGAAGAACGTGGC